GCCGTATAATTGAAAATCTGTAATTACCGAAAGAGTAAATTATTCGTATGTCATCCAATCAGAAAGCTGAATGCGAACCGAAAGTTCGAGACAATAAACAAAGTAAAAATCCTAAAACAAGAAAGGCTAGCAAGGTTAAGGCTAGTAATCAAGTTAAAGGTTCTGTCCCCGTTGGGGATGGGCAGGTTACAATAAAGAAGTTTGACAAACCTGCAGTCAAACCGGAAAGTTTCATAGTCCCTCACCTGAATCGTTTGTACCCTAAGGTGAAAGTGTCATTGGCTCACTCAATGTCTTATAATGAGGCAAAAGTTAAAGCCATTGCGGACTTCTATCCGATAACATTAGCCGAGTACAAAACACCAGCTAAGGATAATGGGCATCCTTACTGTGCGGCTATGAGGGCGTTGGCAGAAGCTTGGTCTGTCAATGCATTAATCGCAGAACTGCGGAATTTAGAATGTAAAGAAACGACTATCCTGGATGTTGGTGGTTCTATTAACCGCCACGCCAAAATGGGCCGTGATTATATTTGGTGTTGTGTGCCTAATCATGATGATCGTGACATTTATCGGAAATCCTATGTTAGGAAAGGAGGCCGGTTTTGCGAACATGATTGGGAAACCTGCAATTGCGTCAAACCTGTGGCTTCAATGAGTGTTCACTCTTTGTATTACATTAAACCTGAAACCATGTTTCTAAAATTAATGTCACAGGAGCATCCAATTCACTATGCTGTCGTACATTATTATCCCGAGGAAAAGGGCACAATGATGATGGGCGAAATGCAATATGTGAAGAGTGGGGGCAAAATTCGGGTTAAAGCAGACGGTAATCTTCGTGAGTATGTTCATGATGATTGTAGTTGGATGGAAAAGGGCTCCTGTCAATATGAAGACGGGTGTTTGGTATGGGAAAACGTTCGCCGTTTTGGTGATTCTCACGTTGTAAGGTTTGTGGCAAGTCATTATACCACTAAAATTAGAGAAGACTTGCCTGAGCCGATTAGTGAGGAACCAGTCGGAATAGAAGAAAAGCTTGATGCTTTAATCGAAGATAACTTTCCCTACGTTGCCCCCATCAACACTAAAAATCGCGAAGCTTTCATCAACAGAATGGTGAGAAACGGTAAGGCCAATTACCCTGGTTTTGTTAAGCTATTAGTCAGTAAAGCTTTGACTGCTTACCATAATCAGAAGGAAATGCTGCCTGAGGTCACGGATGATTTCATTGAATCAATGGAAGAGCGTGAATTTCGGAGAGGTTTAGGCCATATCGGATTTAGCTATAGCTACTGGGTTACTAATGCGGCTTCTTTTGCTGCAACCTGGTGGGCGTTAGGGAACAATGCAATCAAATTCAGAACTAAGTATGGATTTCAAATTAGAGGTCGATACATATTAGCTCTGTGTTTGGTTTTTTGGGCTGGGGCTACTTGGTGTTTTAACAAATACAGGCTCCAATTGCACAAATTCAATATTGCAGGATATTACCCTTTTCGCCGGGCTTTCACCATCACAAAGCCAAAGTTGTCGCTCTGGCCTTTAATTCAAGGAAAATTAAGGAAGTTTGGTTTGGTCGTGTTACTTGGCCTTTTGAAATTCATATTTGGCCGTATACCACCTCTTTCTTTATTTTCTTTGATGAACCAAAGAGCTAGGGTTGATGATTATTGTTGTGATCTGGCTGATAGACAGCTAGATCCTACTAAGTGTTCTAAAATTGTAGTTCCTGAAACTTATTACGAAGAATGTGAAATTAAACCAGCAGCCTACGCAATGGTTTACATTCCTAGTATAATTCCATATTTTCCCCGTCGTTGTATACATAACAAAGTTAGCTGTATAAGGAATAAATTGCTTCATGATATTGGTCCCGTTGGGAAATATCATTTGCCAATTCATCCGATTTTGTTACGACTAACTGGACTTATTAAAGCTGATTTGAATCCACTCACTTGGGATCAATGGCTAATGAGGTTCCCGCCGGAGAAGCAGTGTAGGTTTAGGAAGGATATTGAATACCGGGTTGATGAATGTATAGAGTGTTGGAACGAGAGCAGTGTGTTTCTTAAATTTGAGGCCATGTCTGAGCCCAAATATCCCCGACCTATCGTTTCATCTTCCGTTGAATTCAATTTTCAAATTGGTAGGTATCTGATAGTTCTTGGTGAACTGTTAGCTCACTTACTTCCTAAAAATATTCTGTTCCCCATACACAATGACGCGTCGATAATAGCTGGATTCTACGGTGACCACCACTGTAAATATAAATTAAAAGGAGACTTCACCTCATTTGATTCTTCCCAACGTGAGGAAGTATTATCAATGTGGTTGGAGTTCTTGCTTTTGTGTGGTGTCCCGTCAGCAGTGGTCGAACGCGAGCGTACTGATTTGAAATGTATAAAAATACACACCCGTGATGGGTTGCGTATTAAATGCAGAGGAATCAGGTGTTCTGGACGTTCTGCTACTTTGTTATGCAATACGTTTGTTACCTTAAACACTTATTGTTGGTTGTTCCCTGGCATTTTAGCCGGAACAGATGCCATCATGGTCAAAGGTGACGACGCATTGACTTTTAACAAAGAAGAACCTAGCGTGGGTGTAGTTTCAGAATTTTTTCGAGACAATGGCTTGATTGTAAAAGCCGAAGTGTGTGATGACCTGGAATCTGAGTTCTGCTCTTCAATTTTTGTGCCTTCCACAAGTGGGTTCATGATGGTTCCCAAACCAGGGAAAATCTTAGCTAAGACTTTGTGGTGCAAGAATTTGGAGTACAGTATGGATCAGATGCAGGATCAGTTTGTTGGAGTTCTCAAAGGTTTATCCTTTGCCTTAGGCACAGTGCCGGGCATCAAGGGCCTTTATGCGAATCCAATATATCAACAAAGATTCGGCAATGTAGACGCATTTTATCAGGAATACAATGAGTATTCTAGCGTTGAGTTCATTTGCGATCAGGTTTCGTTAGAATTTATGTGCGATCGTTATGGTTTACTACCTAATGATTTTAGTGATTTGGAACAGGAATTGAGTAGCGGATTTCCAATCCGTGTTACTAGTCATGCTGCATTAGTCATGGCTAGTAAAGATTGGGCCACACCATCTGATAATCCGGGGTTTGTAGAGACCTCCTCAGAGTTTTCGATTGGTGAATGGATTTCCCCTCTTTTTGAGGAAATGATCCGTAGTTTGAATCCTGTTTACTTTTCCTTGTTAATAGGTTCAATTGAATCCTATTCGACGGGGCAGTTATTTAATTTGCTCGGTCATGTTTTTCTTGGTTGGTTAATGAGAAAACGCGGATTTCTTTACACTTTGTGTTTTCATTATGCTTTTAATTTTGCTAGCCGGTGGCAATTAAATATCATAATGGCAAGAAGAAAGAAGAACGTGGTTTCGCTGTTCGTTAGAGAACCGCAAATCAAGAAAACCAAAAACAAGAATAAAAAATCTAAAATCATGAAAAGCATGGGTAGTGTACTAGGAGTATCAAGGCTTAATCCTTTTCTCCCAATCGCAGAAGGCATAAGGGTGCCTGATGAGTTTGGGTTTCCCACAGGGACTGGTAAGATTGTCGTTGCTAATGAGATTAGCACTTCATCGTTGGGTTATTTGGCCACAAGTTATGCGCCTTTAGCAACAGGTATAAGGTTTGACCCACTTACAGTGGGGTCAACCTTGGTTTGGACGGGTGGGGCTTTGTTCCCTGCTCCCCAACAACCTCAATTGCAATTGGTCGCAACAGCATATAGGGTCGTGTCATGGGGCATTAGGATCACAGGTGAATCTTCACTGACCTCAGCTTCCGGACACGTTTGGATTGGACATGCTCCCGCAATGTTTGATGTCAATTATCCCTTTTCCAATTATCCTACCACCGAAGCAGCAATTGCTGCCATGCCACTATCAGAAAAGTTTTCTCTTACTGATTTGTGTCAAAACCCTGTCATAGTTCCTGGTCGTCAACTTGATGACTCGGCATTTAGGTTCAGAACAACCCAGACAGATGAGAAAGCCGCTACGTCAGCAGGTGTAGAGTCCATGAATGGTTGGGCAAACATCGTGTTGTTTGGTAGTGGTTTACCTCAGAGTGCTTACGCACTCAATGTCGAGGTTGTGTTGCACATAGAATTTTTGCATAATAGTTTAAGTGAGTTATATGCATTTGTTGATTCAGCCCCTTGTGGCTATAATCCTAGCATTATAACTCAAACAGCAAATCTTTCCACTGTGTTACCTATCGCTATAAAAGAAGAGGAGGTAGACACCGTTTCCAGAGCGTTAAATTCATTGACTTCGTTAATGAACACGGCTGAACAGTACATCCCAAAGATGGCCAAACTTGGTGTGGCCATCGGCGGGGCTACTGTTGCCACTTACAACGTTTTTCGTAAATCTGGGTTCGGTAGGAGCGTCACAAAACAGTATTTGTGACCTCATTTAGGTTCAAAGGACAGACTGCCAGGTCTTTAAACATATAATATCCCAG